GGGGGGGGGGGGTGTGAAGCGTGCGGCGTCGGCGAATGTGGGCGGTAACGCTTTTGATAAGGCCCAGTATCGTGCCGGTTTGTCGTCGGAGGTGCAGGTTCACCGTGTTGAGGCTGTGGCCCGTATTGGCACCACCTATAAGGGTGGCAAAAGGATTGAGGCGAAGCATGGCACGCTGGCGAGGTCGATTGGGGCTGCGTCGTGATCGTTTACGGTGATCCTCGCGTGTGGGCTAAACGTGTCCTGGCTGATGATGGCTGGCTGTCCGATATACCGTGTGTGGGGACGGTGCCTGACGATTTCGGCGGTGATCTGATTTGGTTGGCGTTGGATGGTGGCCCGCAGTTGCATGTTCGTGAGCAGGTGTTTTTGCGGGTGAATGTGTTTTCGGATACGCCGGATCGTGCTATGTCGCTAGCCAGGCGGGTGGAGGCTGTCCTTGTAGACGGTGTGGATGGTGACCCTGTGGTGTATTGTCGACGGTCTACTGGCCCTGATTTGCTGGTTGATGGTGCACGTTTTGATGTGTATTCGCTGTTTGAGCTTATATGTAGGCCTGCGGAGTCTGAATAAGCTTATTGTTTTTGTTTTAATGTAATTGTTTGATATTTAATGGGGGTTATGATGGCTGCAACACGTAAAGCGTCTAATGTTCGCTCTGCTGTTACGGGTGACGTCTATATTGGTAAAGCTCATGCCGGTGACACTATTGATGGTGTGAAGACGGTTCCTGACGGTCTTACCGCTTTAGGGTATCTGTCTGATGACGGGTTTAAGATTAAGCCGGAGCGTAAAACGGATGATTTGAAGGCTTGGCAGAATGCGGATGTTGTTCGTACTGTGGCTACGGAGTCGTCTATCGAGATTTCTTTCCAGCTGATTGAGTCTAAGAAGGAGGTTATCGAACTGTTTTGGCAGTCGAAGGTTACTGCCGGATCCGATTCGGGTTCGTTCGATATTTCTCCGGGTGCCACAACAGGTGTTCACGCCCTGTTGATGGATATTGTGGATGGCGATCAGGTTATTCGCTACTATTTCCCTGAGGTTGAGCTTATCGATCGTGACGAGATCAAGGGCAAGAATGGCGAGGTGTATGGGTATGGTGTGACGTTGAAGGCGTATCCTGCCCAGATTAATAAGAAGGGTGATGCGGTGTCTGGTCGGGGGTGGATGACGGCTTTAAAAGCTGATACTCCTCCGACTCCTCCTCCTTCGCCGAAGCCGGAGCCTCCTACGCCGCCTAAGCCTGAGCCGGATCCGAATCCTCCGGCTGGTAACTGATACACGATTTTGAGGGATTGTTGATAGATGAGTGACACGGGTTACACATTAAAGATCGGTGACCGTAGCTGGGTGTTGGCGGATGCGGAGGAGACAGCTCAGGCTGTTCCTGCCCGCGTTTTCCGTCGTGCCGCCAGGATTGCCCAGTCGGGGGAGTCTGCGGATTTCGCCCAGGTTGAGGTGATGTTTTCGATGTTGGAGGCTGCCGCCCCAGCCGATGCTGTGGAGGCTTTGGAGGGGCTTCCTATGGTGCGTGTGGCCGAGATTTTCCGCCAGTGGATGGAATATAAGCCTGACGGTAAGGGTGCCTCGCTGGGGGAATAATTTGGCTCCACGGCCTGATTGATGATTATCGTGGGGCCATCGAATATGATTGGAGGACCCGGTTCGGTTGCTCGGTTTATGATGTTGGTGGCCCGCAGATGTGTTGGGGTGAGGCGGTCCGGCTGGCTGGCGTGTTGTGTACCGATACGTCTAGCCAGTTGGCGGCCCACCTTAATGGTTGGCAGCGCCCGTTTGAGTGGTGCGAGTGGGCTGTACTGGACATGCTGGATCATTACAGGTCTGCTAATAGTGAGGGGCAGCCGGAGCCTGTGGCGAGGCCTACGGATGAGCGTAGGGCCCGGTTTACGTCTGGGCAGGTGGACGATATTTTGGCGCGTGTTCGTGCCGGTGGCGGGGTGTCTCGCGAGATTAATATTATGGGGTGAATAGTGTATGTCTGGTGAGATTGCTTCCGCATATGTGTCGTTGTATACGAAGATGCCCGGTTTGAAGGCTGATGTTGGTAAACAGTTGTCCGGGGTGATGCCTGCTGAGGGTCAGCGTTCGGGTAGTCTTTTTGCTAAGGGCATGAAGTTGGCGCTTGGTGGCGCCGCAATGGTGGGTGCTATCAATGTTGCTAAGAAGGGCCTCAAGTCTATCTATGATGTGACTATTGGTGGCGGTATTGCTAGGGCGATGGCTATTGATGAGGCTCAGGCTAAACTGACTGGTTTGGGTCACACGTCGTCTGACACGTCTTCGATTATGAATTCGGCTATTGAGGCTGTGACTGGTACGTCGTATGCGTTGGGTGATGCGGCTTCGACTGCTGCGGCGTTGTCTGCTTCTGGTGTGAAGTCTGGCGGGCAGATGACGGATGTGTTGAAGACTGTCGCCGATGTGTCTTATATTTCGGGTAAGTCGTTTCAGGATACGGGCGCTATTTTTACGTCTGTGATGGCTCGCGGTAAGTTGCAGGGCGATGACATGTTGCAGCTTACGATGGCGGGTGTTCCTGTACTGTCTTTGCTTGCCAGGCAGACGGGTAAAACTTCGGCTGAGGTGTCGCAGATGGTGTCGAAGGGGCAGATTGATTTTAACACGTTTGCGGCGGCGATGAAGCTTGGCATGGGTGGTGCTGCTCAGGCGTCTGGTCAGACGTTTGAGGGCGCTATGAAGAATGTGAAGAGCGCCCTGGGTTATTTGGGTGCTACGGCTATGGCCCCGTTTTTGAACGGTTTGCGGCAGATTTTTGTTGCGTTGAATCCGGTTATTAAGTCTATCACGGAGTCTGTGAAGCCTTTGTTTGCGTCGGTGGATCAGGGGATTCAGCGGATGATGCCGTCTATTTTGGCGTGGATTAACCGGATGCCGGCTATGATCACAAGAATGAATGCACAGATGCGCGCTAAGGTGGAGCAGTTGAAGGGCATTTTTGCGAGAATGCATTTGCCTGTTCCTAAAGTGAATTTGGGTGCCATGTTTGCTGGTGGCACCGCAGTGTTTGGTATTGTTGCTGCCGGTGTGGGGAAGCTTGTTGCAGGGTTTGCCCCGTTGGCGGTGTCGTTGAAGAATTTGTTGCCGTCGTTTGGTGCTTTGAAGGGTGCCGCTGGCGGGCTTGGCGGCGTGTTCCGTGCCTTGGGTGGCCCTGTCGGTATTGTGATCGGCTTGTTTGCTGCCATGTTTGCTACGAATGCCCAGTTCCGTGCCGCGGTGATGCAGCTTGTGGCTGTGGTTGGCCAGGCGTTGGGGCAGATTATGGCCGCTGTGCAGCCTGTGTTCGGGATTGTTGCTGGTTTGGTGGCACGGTTGGCGCCAGTGTTCGGCCAGATTATTGGTTTGGTTGCCGGGTTGGCTGCCCAGTTGATGCCTGTGATTGGTATGTTGGTGGCCCGTCTTGTTCCTGTGATCACGCAGATTATTGGTGCGGTGACACAGGTTGCTGCAATGTTGCTGCCTACGTTGATGCCGGTGTTGCAGGCTGTTGTTGCTGTGATACGGCAAGTTGTTGGCGTGATCATGCAGTTGGTGCCTGTTTTGATGCCTGTGATTCAACAGATACTCGGTGCGGTCATGTCTGTGCTGCCACCTATTATTGGTCTTATCCGGTCGTTGATGCCTGTGATTGCGGCGGTTATGCGTGTGGTGGTTCAGGTTGTTGCGGTTGTGATACAGGTGGTGGCCCGTATTCTTGCTGTTGTGGCTCCGATGGTGGCTGCTGTGATCGGGTTTGTGGCCCGTATTGTTGGTGCTGTCGTGTCGGCTGTGGCCCGTGTGATTGCTGCTGTTGCCCGTGTCATCGGGTGGGTTGTGGCCCATGTTGTGTCTGGTTTGGCACGTATGGGTTCGGTGGTTCAGGCTGGCTGGAATCGTATTAGGGCGTTTACGTCGGCGTTTATGGGCGGTTTTAAGTCGATTATTTCTGGCGGTGTGGCCGCTGTTGTGGGGTTTTTTACGCGGCTTGGTGTGTCGGTTGCTTCCCATGTTCGGTCGGGGTTTGGCGCGGCTCGTGGCGCTGTTTCGGCTGCGATGAACGGGATTCGGAGTGTGGTGTCTTCGGTGGTGTCCGCGGTGGGCTCGTTTTTCGGGTCGATGGCTTCTCGGGTTCGTGGTGCCGCCTCTAGCGGGTTTAACGGGGCTAGGAGTGCGGCTTCTTCTGCTATGCATGCTATGGGGTCCGCGGTGTCTAACGGTGTGCATAGTGTGTTAGGGTTTTTCCGGAATTTGCCTGGCAATATTAGGGGCGCCTTGGGTAACATGGGGTCCTTGTTGGTGTCTGCTGGCCGTGATGTGGTGGCCGGTTTGGGTAATGGTATTCGGAATGCTTTGAGTGGCCTGTTGGATACGGTGCGTAATATGGGTTCTCAGATTGCGGGTGCGGCGAAGTCTGTGTTGGGTATTCATTCTCCGTCTCGGGTGTTTCGTGACGAGGTTGGCCGGCAGGTTGTTGCTGGTTTGGCTGAGGGTATTACTGGTAATGCGGGTTTGGCGTTGGATGCGATGTCTGATGTGGGGAATCAGCTTCCGGATGCTGTTGATGCCCGGTTTGGTGTGCGATCATCGGTGGGCTCGTTTACGCCGTACAACAAGTATCAGCGTGCGAACGAGAAGAGTGTTGTGGTGAATGTGAACGGGCCCACGTATGGTGATCCGAATGAGTTTGCGAAGCGGATTGAGCGGCAGCAGCGTGACGCGTTGAACGCGTTGGCCTACATGTGAGTAAAGGGGTGTGCATGTTTATTCCTGACCCGTCTGATCGTGCCGGTTTGATCGTGGATTGGACTATGTTTCCGTTGTTTCGTAATGATCCGGAGCGTGTGCTTCATTTGACGGATTATACGGGGCAGTCTCCTGTCATGTTGTTGAATGATTCGTTGCGTGGCTTGGGTATGCCTGAGGTGGAGCAGTTTTCTCAAACGCATGTGGGTGTGCATGGTTCGGAGTGGCGCGGGTTTAATGTGAAGCCTCGCGAGGTGACTTTGCCTGTCCTGGTGTCGGGTGTCGACGAGGATCCGGCGGGCGGGTTTCGTGACGGTTTTTTGAAAGCCTATGACGAGTTGTGGTCTGCGTTTCCTCCTGGTGAGGAGGGGGAGTTGTCGGTGAAGACCCCGTCTGGTAAAGAGCGTGTGCTGCACTGCCGGTTTGATTCGGCTGATGACACGTTTACGGTTGATCCGGTGAACCGCGGTTATGCCCGCTATGTGCTGCATTTGACGGCTTATGACCCGTTTTGGTATGGGGATGAGCAGAGGTTTCGTTTTAGTAATGCGAAGTTGCAGGATTGGTTGGGTGGTGGCCCTGTTGGTAAGGATGGTACCGCGTTTCCTGTGGTGTTGACGCCTGGTGTTGGTTCTGGCTGGGATAACTTGTCGAATAGGGGTGATGTGCCTGCGTGGCCTGTGATTCGTGTTGAGGGGCCTTTGGAGTCGTGGTCTGTGCAGATTGATGGTTTGCGTGTGTCTTCGGACTATCCGGTTGAGGAGGGTGAGTGGATCACTATTGATACGGATCCTCGGCAGCAGTCTGCGCTACTGGATGGTTTTGAGGATGTGATGGATCGTTTGACGGAGTGGGAGTTTGCGCCTATTCCGCCGGGCGGTTCGAAGAGTGTGAGTATTGAGATGGTTGGTTTGGGTGCCATTGTGGTGTCGGTGCAGTACAGGTTTTTGAGGGCTTGGTGAATGGTTGATGGCTGGTGTTGTTCCGCAGATAACATTGTTTACACCGGATTATCGTCGTGTGGCGCCTATCAATTTTTTTGAATCGTTGAAACTGTCGTTGAAGTGGAATGGTTTGTCGACGTTGGAGTTGGTGGTGTCGGGTGATCATTCGAGGCTTGACGGGTTGACGAAGCCTGGTGCACGGCTGGTTGTTGATTATGGTGGTGGCCAGATTTTTTCTGGGCCTGTGCGTAAAGTGCACGGGGTTGGGCCTTGGCAGTCCTCGAAGGTGACGATCACGTGTGAGGATGATATTCGCCTGTTGTGGCGCATGTTGATGTGGCCTATCAATTATCGTCCTAGTTTTGTGGGTTCGGAGTGGCGTGCGGACCGGGATTATGCCCACTATTCGGGTCCGGCGGAGTCGGTGGCTAAGAAGGTGTTGCGGGATAATGCGTGGCGTTTTCCGCCGGATGTGTTTCTGACTGATGATGAGAAGCGTGGACGGTTTATTAAGGATTTTCAGGCCCGGTTTCACGTGTTTGCGGACAAGTTGTTGCCGATATTGTCGTGGGCTCGGATGACTGTCACGGTGAAGCAGTTTGAGAATGTGAAGCTGGATCGGCGTGGTTTGCTGTTTGATTGTGTGCCTGCTGTGACCCGGACGCATGTGTTGACTGCCGAGTCTGGTTCGATTGTGTCGTGGGAGTATGTGAGGGATGCCCCGAAGGCTACTTCGGTGGTTGTGGGTGGCCGCGGCGAGGGCAAGGATAGGCTGTTTTGTGAGGATGTGGATAGCCTGTCTGAGGGGGAGTGGTTTGATCGTGTCGAGGTGTTTAATGATGCCCGTAACATGGATGAGGATGTGTTTCTTGCCGATGAGGCTGAGCGGGTGCTGGCCGAGTCTGGGGCCACGTCGGGGTTTAAGATTGAGCTGGCTGAGTCGAAGGTGTTGCGGTTTGGGCCCGGCCGTCTGATGCCCGGGGATTTGATCTATGTGGATGTGGGTTCTGGGCCTATTGCGGAGATTGTTCGGCAGATTGATGTGGAGTGTGATTCGCCTGGTGACGGGTGGACGAAGGTGACTCCGGTTGCGGGGGATTATGAGGATAATCCTTCGGCGTTGTTGGCGCGGCGTGTGGCTGGTTTGGCTGCGGGTGTGCGGGATTTGCAAAAATTCTAGAAAAGATTAGGGGTTTGTTGTGGGTATTGTGTGCAAGGGTTTTGATGGCGTACTGACCGAGTATGATTGGGCTCAAATGTCTGGTCTGATGGGTAATATGCCGTCTGTGAAAGGGCCGGACGATTTTCGTGTGGGCACTACTGTTCAGGGTGCCACAGTGTTGTGTGAGGTCCTGCCGGGGCAGGCGTGGGCTCACGGGGTGATGTGCACGTCGAATAGTGTTGAGACGGTGACAGGGCAGCTTCCGGGCCCTGGGAAGCCACGATACGACTATGTGGTTCTGTCTCGGGATTGGCAGGAGAATACGGCCAAGTTGGAGATTGTTCCTGGCGGGTCTTCTGAGCGTGCCCGTGACGTGTTGAGGGCTGAGCCTGGCGTGTACCATCAGCAACTGTTGGCGACTTTGGTGTTGTCGTCTAACGGGTTGCAGCAGCAGCTTGACAGGCGTGCTATAGCGGCGAGGGTGGCGTTTGGGGAGTCTGCCGCGTGTGACCCTACCCCTGTGGAGGGTGACCGTGTGATGGTGCCTTCGGGGGCTGTGTGGGCTAACCATGCCGACGAGTGGATGCTCCTGTCTCCGCGTATTGAGACGGGCACGAAGTCTATCACGTTTGGTGGTTCGAATGTGTATGCTTACACGATCCCGTTTGAGCGGCCGTTTAGTAGTGCACCTGTTGTGGTGGCGTCTATGGCTACGGCGTCTGGGGGCACGGCACAGATTGATGTGAAAGCCTACAATATTACTGCCAAGGATTTTGGTTTGGCGTTTATTACGAATGACGGTAGCAAGCCGTCTGGTGTGCCAGCAATAGCTAACTGGATAGCTGTGGGCGTGTGACTGTACAGATGTTGTGGCGGATGGTGTGATGTTGGGGGGCTGTGGTGTCGTGGTTTACTCCTGCACTGGTGGCCTCTATTTGTACCGCGTTGGCCACGATTTTGGGTTCTGTTCAAGCTGTCACATCCCGTTCTAGGCGGCGTTTGCGGCGGCTGTCTGCGCAGGTGGATGCGATGGAAGAGTATACGTGGGGTGTGCGGCGCGAGGTGCGAAGGTTTAACGCCGGGCTTCCTGACGATGTGGAGCCTATGCATCTTCCTGATTTGCCCGAGTTTTTGAAAGATACTGTTGATGGTGGAGGTGAGTAGGGTTGAGGGAGTTGGAGGAGGAGAAGCGGCAGCGCCGCTCGTTTGAGAAGGCTTCCCTGATATTGCTGTTCTTGTCGCTTGTGTTGTTGGTGGCGATGGCTGGGGGTGCCTTGCGGTATGGTTCTGTGGCTTCGCAAAGGGATTCGGAGCAGACTCGAGCCCAGTCGAATGGTGCAGCCGCTAAAGGGTTGGCTGCCCGTGTGAAGCAGGCGTGTGCCCAGGGTGGACGGGAGTCGGTGCGTCTTCACCAGTCTGGCTTGTGTGTGGATGCTCAGCGTGTTGAGCAGAGTGTGCAGGGTGTGCCTGGCCCGGCTGGTGTGCGGGGGCCGCAGGGCCAGCAGGGGCCGGCTGGTGTTGATGGTTCGGCGGGTGTTGTTGGGCCTGTTGGTCCTCAGGGGTCTCCGGGTTTGAATGGTGTGGCTGGCCCGCAAGGGTTGCCTGGCGCTGATGGCCGTGATGGTGTGCCTGGTAGGGATGGTCCTGCCGGTCCCCCTGGTGAAGCCGGTGAACAGGGTGAGCGTGGCCCTGCCGGCCCTGTGGGTCCTGTAGGTCCGCAGGGTTCTGCCGGTGCCGACGGCACGAATGGTCGGGATGGCAAGGACGGTAAGGATGGTAAGGATGGGCGCTCGGTGATATCGGTGTACTGTGCTGGGGGCCGCCTGGCTGTGAAATATAGTGACGGTACAGTCTCTACTATATCGGGTTCTGCGGCCTGTGAGGGTGTGGCCCCGTCACCTGTGGTTACCGTATCATCCAGTAGGTGAACAAGACAAGGGAAGGGTGTTACTGGTGTTGATAGTAGTGTTTGGTGGTGACATGCGGTGAGGTTTATTCCTGCAGCGCATCACTCGGCCGGCTCTAATAGTCCGGTGAACAGGGTTGTGATTCATGCGACATGCCCGGATGTGGGGTTTCCGTCCGCCTCGCGTAAGGGGCGGGCGGTGTCTACGGCGAACTATTTCGCTTCCCCATCGGCGGGCGGTTCGGCGCACTATGTGTGTGATATTGGGGAGACGGTGCAGTGCCTGTCGGAGTCGACGATTGGGTGGCATGCCCCGCCGAATCCGCATAGTTTGGGTATAGAGATTTGCGCGGATGGGGGTTCGCACGCCTCGTTCCGTGTACCAGGGCATGCTTACACGCGGGAGCAGTGGCTTGATCCGCAGGTGTGGCCCGCGGTGGAGCGTGCGGCTGTGTTGTGTCGGCAGTTGTGTGACAAGCATGGTGTTCCGAAAAGGAAACTGTCTGTGGCCGATCTAAAAGCGGGTAGGCGGGGTGTGTGCGGGCACACTGATGTGACGGATGCGTGGCATCAGTCGGATCATGACGATCCGGGGCCGTGGTTTCCGTGGGACAGGTTTATGGCCGTCGTCTGCGGCGGCAGTGGAGAGAGTGAGGAGTTAACGGTGGCTGATGTGAAAGCTTTACATGATCAGATTAAACAGTTGTCTGGGCAGGTGGCCCAGTCAGTGAACCGGCTGCATCACGATGTGGGTGTGGTTCAGGTTCAGAATGGTGACTTGGCGCGCCGTGTGGAGGCGTTGTCGTGGGTGAAGAATCCGATAACTGGGAAGCTGTGGCGTACTAAGGATGCCCTGTGGAGTGTCTGGTATTACGTGTTGGAGTGTCGCAGCCGTCTTGCCAGGCTTGAGGCGGACGTGAACCGGTTGAAAAAGTGATGGTGATGTGTGATGGGTAAACAGTTTTGGTTGGGTCTGCTCGAAAGGGCGTTGAAGACTTTTGTTCAAACGTTTGTTGCCGTGTTGGGGGTTACTGCGGGTGTCACGTATACTGCGGAGTCGTTTCGCGGTTTGCCGTGGGAATCGGCCCTGATCACAGCTACGGTTGCTGCTGTCCTGTCGGTGGCTACATCGTTTGGTAGCCCGTCGTTTGTGGCCGGCAAGCCTAAAACCACGCCTGTGGATGCGGGTTTGGTTCCACCCGATGATGGGGGTTTGGTTGAGCCGCACTTGGTGGATGTGTCGGATCCTGGCATGATCGAGCCTGTAAATGATGCTGGGCTTGGCGGCTATGAGCCTCGGCGTGCAGCCGAGGCGGAGGGTGGCACGGTAGAGCCGGTCGGGTGACATGTGGATATAGATGTGGGGGGCCGCGGGGGGGGG